GAAATCCATCGGCTCCGGTGATGTTCGCCCCGTCAGTAGTTGGGACAAGGGCGTGGACTTCCTCAACTCCAAACTGGCCCCGCTACCGGGTGCGATGGTTGACATGATGCGTGGCCGTTCATTCATGGGCGGCGAACTGGAGTTCGAGGCATCTCCAGAACTCAACGACGTGTTCACGACTCGTTCCATCCCCCTGATTCTCCAAGACATTATCGACGGTATCCGCGAAGAGGGAGCTGTGGGCGCACTCATTGGCCTTCCGGTCTTCTTCGGAGTTGGCGCGCAGTCGTTCCGCACCAAGGGGCAACTTGAAAACGAGCTGGCACAGCGCGAACTCGGCAAGTCATGGGACGAACTGTCGGGAACGGAGGCGCAGGCAATCGAAGCTACTTACGCTGGGGAATTCCAGCGGGTGCGGCTTCAGACTGAACTTCGCACGATCCTGGATGAGATTGACGAGGAATCACGCGCCAAAGAACGCGATATTGCCGCTGGTTACGACGTAGGGCTCGACCCCGCCGCTCTCACTGAACAGCTCTCTATCGTGAACAGAACGAGGATAGACAAGAAGAACCAGGCGCTCCGTAGCGCAGGAGTGACCTTCCAGAACGAAGACTCTGACGTGGTTGATAAAATCTTCAAGCTGCGTAAGGACGCAACAAATCACGGCATCCTCGACTTCCAGCTTCTTGACCAGCTCACCGATAACGCCCTCGCTGGCCTCGGCGCAGATGCTCGCAGGCTCTGGGAACAACGCCGTCGTTTCACTCACGACCCCTCCGTTGTTGATGTATTCCACGCCAAGGACTACATCTCCGATGAAGGTTACTGGGACATTCAGCGCGAAGCCTTTGAACGGTTCTCATCACTGATTCGCAGACGTGATCCGAACATTCAGACGATGCAGCAACTGGAACAAGCGATTCGCGTTGCTGAACAAGCAGGCGACCGTGGACGAGCAAGGTCACTCAACGGCATCAAAACCCGCATCGACAAAGTAACGCGGGAGAATCGCCTGACTGCTCGTCGCAGGGACTCCTTGCTGGATTTGGCGTTGAGAAAGGTCTACGGATTGAAGCCCATCAGGTAGTCACTCGACGGGATATACAATTGTCCCTTACTAATTCCTGTGAACAAGTGATTCGCAGGAGGCTTTGTGGTTTCAGACGCCACTCTTGAGTCTCAGGAAGTAGTTGACGAGGTAGCGACCGAAGAAGTCTCAGACGAGACGACTGAGGAAGATGCCGCCGAAACCCCTGAGCCTTTAGAGCAAGCTCCCGACCCGGTACAGGTATTGGCTGACCGGCTCGGGAACATCGATCAGAGACTAGACGGACTGAGCGGACTTGATCCCAATAGGATCAACTCCCTCCTCGGACGAGTTCCGAACCTCCAGTCCGATCTAGATGCGGTCAAAGGTCAAGACCCACTAGCTACCCTCGACCCACGATTCAGTGCGAATGAGACCTTGCTCTCGGCCTTAGCTGAGGCGTTCATCAATTCTGATGAAGGTTTGGTAAACGACCAGAGCAAGGCATCGCTTCAGGCGGCCCTCTCCCAGTTGGGTGAGGCCCAGACGGAGCGTGAACGAGTAGCACTCAAGCGTGAGGTGTTGGCGGAGGTGCAAGCCGCCGCGACACCAGAAGAAACCGAGACAGCACCGACTGGTAACGACCAGTGGCAAGCAGCCACACTGGACGTACAGGCCGCTCTCCCCGCTGACTTCGACTTGGGAACCATCCCACAAGAGGTCTGGGCAGAGGGGGTAAGGACACAACGGCCCTCACTGGCCGTGCGCCACGTCCTCAACTGGGTCGATTCCCAGTCCGCTGATGCTCTCGATGGCCTCGCAGAACGCAAGGCGGCAGCCGGTGACGGTGCCCCCTCTGCTAGTGCAGGCGGAACAACTATCGACACACTTCTCTCCAAGCTGGAAGAACTCGGCCCTACCGTCCTCTCTGAAGCGGAACTCAAGCAGGTCGATAAGCATCTTGGGGTGAAGCTCTAAAAGGAACCCCTAATGGCATCTGGTACTACGACTACCGGGAGTCTAGCTGACTCCTTGCCGACGATGATTCAGTCGGCACGGCGCTTCGAGGAGCACGACTTCATCGTCCCTAAGACGGTGGATCGAACTAACCTCCCGAAGGGCCAAGGCAATACCTGGAACGAAATCCGCACTGAGCAGATTACCGCGCAGGGTATTGACGAGAACACGGTCATGGACAACCCGCAGCAGTTCCAGGACACGCTCTTTAGCGTGACCCCGACGCTGGTGCAGGTCTTCACCCGTGTTACTGACAAGACGATGCGACGCATTTCAAGCAACGCAGCCTCACTGCTTGGCAAGTCCTCGCAGCTTGCGATAAACCGCAAGCTCGATCAGGACGGCCTCTCGCAGTACGCCAACTTCTCGGTACAGCTTGCGGGCTCGGGTACGACCGTCAACCACGGTCACATCTCCGCCGCCGTCAGCAACATCCGAGGCAACACCACCGAGTCCGGTATGGGCGCTGGTCCGATTCACACGGTCCTCCATCCGTTCCACATCAAGGACTTGCAGGACGAGATTGAAACCGGTATCGGGACGTACAACGTCCCCGAAGGCATCACTGCTGAGTTCTACGCCAATGGCTTCAGCGGCACGGTGGCAGGCTCGAACGTCTGGTCTGACGGAAACATCACCCTCGACAGCACTCCCGACGCGCGTGGGGCAACTTACGCACAGCGGGCACTTGTCTTGGTGCGCGAACTCGAATTGAAGACTGAGACTCGCCGCCGCCCCGACGTGGGTGGTGGCGCAGATGAGGTCTTCTTGACTGCTGGTTACCGTTACGGTGAGCGGCAGGACGCATGGGGTCGCGGCATCCTCGGTGATGCCACCGCCCCGACTTCATAGAAAAGGATACTGAACTATGCCGCAATCCGGCCCCGGTTCTATCAGAATCTTCGAAGACTTCATGGGTATCGAAGACCCCGTTGCACTCACTGCTGTCCCCCGCGCCCTCGGCCCCTTCATGGTGGTCGGTCAGGGCGTTGCCGAGGCAGACGCTGGTGCTCCGGCCCTCGACTCAGACGGTCTCTCGGGTGTAGTGCGTCTCACGACCACGAACGAGGATAATCACACCACCGGCCTACAGACGAACAGTGCGTTCGATGTGGCGCTGATGGCACCGCTCACGGCTGAGGCGCGTGTGCGTTTCAGCGACCTCGACACCAAGGAAGCCTTCATAGGCTTCACGGACATCAACGTCGCGTCTGACGTTCCGTCTCTGGAGACGGACCTGATGACGGGTGCAAGCACCACGTTGACGCTGACCGCTTCAGACATCTGTGGCTTCTACCTCTCGGCAGAGCTGACGGACGACGAAGACTGGCACGGTGTCTACAACGGTGGCACGACTACTGGTCAGACTACCTCCACCTCCGTTGACCTCGGCGACGACGCTGTGGCTGGCGAGTGGCAGGTTCTGCGCCTTGAAATCGACCCCAACGGCACTGCCCGCTGGTACGTCGATGAAGACTTGAAGCAGACGGTAACGGGCGCTGTGTCCACCTCCGTTGACCTCAAGTTCTTCGGCGCGGTTGAGGCCAAGGGCGCAGCCAACGAGACGATGGACGTTGACTACATCAAGATCAAGGCTAATCGCGACTGGACCGTTTAGCTAAGGCTCGGCGGGTGGGGGTTTCGGCCCCCACCCCCTGAAGTGGCGAACTTTACGTTCAAAATCGCTTGCTCGAAGAGGAGCTAGCTGATGCGGCTGGAGTCCAACACGACGCTGAAGCCGAAGATGCGCCTGCTGTATCCACCCGCGACGGGGGTACTGACTAGCGTGTCTGAGGATGCCGTTGTGTATGCGGTGCAGGAAGGTGATGCCCTCAATGCTGACGGCACTGCCGACCACCGCTACCAGGTGCTGTTCATACCGATGAGCAATGTTGTATCGACGTTCTACACGGACATGGGTCCGTCAGCAGACTACGTGGTGGAAGTTGATGAGACGGCGTACCCGACTCCCCCGTACTTTCAGCTCGTACTTATGGAACACACCGTCGCTGAATGCAGAGACATGGCAGATGACTTCCGCGAGGACGACTTCGCGGTTCAGTTGCTGCACACACAGACGAACGAGTCCGACATCATCGAACGCTACTGGCAGTTGATTGAAGAAGACCGCTCCATCGTAATGAACAAGAGTACCTTTGGGCCGGGTGGACACGTCCAGCGCAATAGCTACTCCAATGCTGGGGCTCGTCTCCAGCGTGAGCGTTTGGCAGAGAAGGGGAAAATCCCGCAACATGGTTACTACCGCTAACGAAAACCTCTCACGAGAGGCCATCATCAAGCAGATCGAGGAAGACATCGTTACGGATGTTGAACTCAGTGCCGGTGAGACGCAGACCGTCCGTGCCAACAACGAGAAGGTCACACTCTACTCGATGGTAGACGGTGCTCCGCGTCTCGTCCTCAAGAACGACGCCCCGCGCCTACTGGCGAAGAAGCTACAGGGCACGACCACCCCCGCCTTCTGGGTCGAGGGGATGCCGGGTGAGGCTCCTGAGTACATCCTCGGTGATGTCTCGTGCATGTTGCATCCCGACTTCGATGAACTGGACGGGGCTTCGGGCCTCAACCGCGCCTTCGTTGACGAAGCTGGACTCGCAGGCCGTACCTGCAACATGGCCGACCAGAGCAAGATTAATCGCAACGACTTCAAGAGCGTCTACGACCGAGACGACCACATGGCGAAGAAACATCGCCGCGAGTGGGCCACAATCAAGGACTCGCAGGCCGCACAGGAACGCGACCGCGACCGTGAGGACCGTAGGGCCGACCGCGAAGCGATGGTGGCATTGGCTACCGCTACCTCAAATAAAGCCGCTGAGGGCGCTCAGGGAGCGTCTGGGAGCAAATCCAAAGGATAATCGATGCCCGGACACCCCGGTTCATTCAGCACCCCCACACACACCGAAGCATCGGTAGGTACAGGATCAACGCTCGCTCTTGCCGCCAATCACGAGCGGAGCTATGCGTTGTTTGTCAACGACTCCGACACTGTGATCTGGCTGCGTCTCGGTGAAGCTGCTGTGGCGAACGAAGGCATCCGCCTGAACGCTACTGGCGGCAATTTCGAGATGAGCCCGCAACTCGGCAACCTCTACGGCGGTGTCGTCAACGCCATCTCCTCGGGCTCCTCGAAGAACCTGCTGGTGTTGGAGGCGACGAACTAAATGCCTCTCCGTAACCCCGGTACCTCCCACGACGAAGCGCATACCGTAGCGTCCCACAGTGACACGACTGGGACTGGGGCCGAGCTTGAGACGCTGACGGACGGCAGTGACGCTTCGGCGCTCCACGTCCACACAGGCGGCGGGACTGTCACGCACCTAATCCCCGGCCCGCTCGCAATGATCGCGGGCGACGGAGTTTTATTCGTCTCAATGTTCGAGGGCGCGACCGGCGACCCGGATCGGGTCGTTCTCGTCACCGTTCTCAGCACTAGCACCGTGGCGATTGTCGAGTACAAGCGGCTCAATGACGCATGGGTCTTTGACCCCGACGACTGCGCGTTCGACGCCAGCGTCTCGCTGAACTTCACGGTCGCGGCGCAGACCAACATCACAGCGTTCGCGATTGATAGCCCAGTATCTACCGGCAACCGCATCGTATTCATCGCGGGCCACAACGACGACGCAACCGACACGTTCGAGATCGACAGTATCGACCTCGTTGAAGGCGGCACTTCACTCACGGCAACAGCGGTCGTGATTGCTGGCGCGAACCAGCCCACTGACACCAACTATATGTCAACCTGCAACATCCCTCTCAGTTCGACGAGGGTAATGACGATCTACCATGATGATGGGCACTTCGCGGACATCACTGAATCGAGCGGCACGTACACGTTCACCTACGACGACGCGAAGGTGACGGCGATCGACACCTCGATCAGTTGCAACCAAGCGGACAGTCGCGAGTATTCCGGCAAGCTGATCGGGTCGCAGGTCGTTCTCTATCACGCCAAGTTCAACGTCGCGAGCGGTACTGGCGCTGCGATGTGGGAGATGACGACCGGGGCGGAACTCACGCAGGAATGGACGCCATTCGTGACGGCTGGCCAAGGCTCCGATAACTCACTTGGGTCCACGACGAACGCCTATGCCGCGATCCATGCGATCGACGGAGCGTTCGCCGTTGCCGCTCCGTTCGGCGGGGACAGCGCAAGCGGGCAGCAGGCGGCCTACATCGCCACATCGTTCCCGCTCGACAGCATCTAGGAGACAGCCATGAATCACTACTCAGAGCCGGTTCTGTATGGATTGAACAGACAGGGGAAGCGCCGTCTCACGTCAGTTCTCTCGACCCTGCCGGGGGCCTTGCATCACGGCTTCGACGGAGATGGCACACCGAAGGGGGCGACCGTTCGGCTATGGCGGTTCGCGAAGGCGCTGACTGAGCCGCTGCCGGATGGTGTGGTGGAGATGCCGGTCGGCAAATTCGAGAAGGCGGTCGCGGATCGTGAGGCCGCCAAGCCGCGACCCCTAGTATCGCCGCCGCCTGACCCCGGTGAGGCTCCACTGACGAAGGCAGAGAACAAGGCGCTGAGAAAGCTGCTCAGTGCCCGGTAACATCCGCACGCCCCGGAGAGGCAGGTAGCAAATCTCAAGGACGGGTGCCCAACTTCTCACGGGATTGTCTCGATTTCTGGGCGACGAGATCAGCGTCTCTGGCCTCACCATGTCCAGTAACGGCACGTCAACGACGGTCGTGGATACGGAGCTATCCAGTTACGGGGATGATTTCTTCCGTGACTGGTGGATTCGCGACACCTCGTCCACGAACCAATGGGTATTCCGTCGCGTTTCGAGCTTCACGTCTGCCTCGGGGACGCTGACGACGGTGAATACCTGGGGCTCAACCCCGCAGTCAGGTGACACTTACGAACTGCACCGCTTCCGCCCCGATGGAATGTTCTCCGCCCTCGATGATGCACGGCTGAGTGTTTACCCCGACCTCGCCATCCTGCGCTTCGATGACACCATCACGACGGACGGTATCAGCAAGTCCTACGACATTCCCTCTAACGTGAGGCGCGGCCCCGCCACGGTGCTGCTGGAACAGCCCGTCGCCGTGGACGTGTCGTGGAACTTCCTCACAGCCCCGACGGGCGATTCCACCAGCAACTACACGGCATCGAACTTCACCGCCTCCACCTACGCGCGTGAGGAAGCCGATAGGCTCATCCCCAAGTACGACGACACCGCAACAGAACTCGTCCTCGCAGCCTCGACAGCGGGCACGTACCGTCAAGTCGTAGCCAACATGGCGAACAACATCACCGCAGCGAAGTCCGCTGGCAGGCGTATGACGGCTGCTGCGTGGGTCTACTGCCGCTCCGCCAGCAAGATCGCACTGGAGTTCCTTGACGACAGCGGGCAAGTGGCGGCGTCGTCTCAGCACGGCGGGACAGGCTGGGAACTGCTGACTGCCACGGGTACCGTTGTCGGCACCAACGCTACAAC